ATAGCGGCTGCTTGATCCCTGGCATCATCTAGTCTATCTTGGATAATCTCTATTTCATCATCCCAAGCTTGTTGCCTCGTATCCTTTTCTTCTCTTAATAAATCTAATTTTTCTTGAGTCGCTTCTCTAGTATCAGTGAGAGCATCCTGTCTTATTTTTAATTCATCTTGTAAAACATCAATTTCTTTATCAACAATTGCCCTTCTTTCTGCTAAAGCATCTTTTAGGTCATCTAGGGCATCTACTTGGATATCAACCTGGTCTTGGGCAGCATCAACTATATCTTCTTGAGCGTCTTCTTCTGCTTGATTTGCTCTTTGAATAGCAATAAGATGTTGTTTTTTCTCTAAAACTATTGCCTCCCAATGTTCTATCTCCTTTAACACTCGTTGTACTTCTTCGTCATATTCATCTTTTCCAAGAAGTATTAATCTTTTAAGTCTTTCTTGAGCAGCATCTAAGCTCATTTCAGCAATGTCAACTTCTCCTTCAGCAGTATCTTCTTTTGCGTCATGTGTTCTTTTAAGGGCAGTCAAAGATTTCTTAGCTGCTTTTAATGTTTTCCTGACAACCTCTAATGTTTCTTCTTGCCCTCTTATTTTTTCTTCTTCTATTCTTCGCTCATCTTCCCATAATTCCCTTCTTTGGTCTAAAGCATCTCTTTGTTCATCAACTAGTTTTTGTCTCCCCTTTATTTCGGCATCTCTGACTTTTTCATAAGCATCAATTCCCTCATCTATTATTCTTAACTCTTTCTTTCTTGCCTTCTTTTTATCTCTTAATTCTTTAGCCAATGCTTTTTCTTTCTTTTTAGCAGCTTTTGCATCGGCTTCGGCAAGTTCTTCGGGTGATTCTCCTGGTGCATGTTCAGTAGGTTTTAGTTTTGGATATTTAGGCAATTTAATTGTAGGCATTGAGGGCATTTTGAAACCGATACCCAGTAGTTTTCCTATCCCATATATAGCACCAGCAACCAGTGCAACTACCGCAAGTATTTTCACAAAACCAACAAGTAGTGGCAAAAGAGCCTTTGTAAGGCCGACAACGGCAGGAATAGCTCCCTTAATTGTTCCTCCGAACGAGAACATTCCTGCTGAACCTACTTTTGTAAGAATAGCTGTTAATCCTAAGCTAGTATTTAGTTTTCTAAGAAAGGTTAAGAAGGTAATTATTCCAGATATTGGCTGAAGAAATACAGTATTTAGAAGAAGTGTCAAGGGGCCAATTATAGCCAATAAACCACTAAATAAGAATATTGCGAATTTTATATGAGGGTTTAATCCTTTCCATCCTTCAACAAGTTTTCTAATCCCTTCAGTAACTGTTTTTAAGAAATAATTAACATAAGGAGCCAAATCTTGCCCAATAACGCCAGATAGTGCCTTTAAGCTATTCCCAAACACGGTCATTGTTCCTGATAAACTATTAGCTTGAATCTCAAATTCGGCAGCTAATAAAGCACCACTTTCTATTTCTTGATTGGCTCTTGCTTGTAAATCTATAACCATATCAGCATTATCAATTAAGGGAAGGAAAGCTCTAAGAGCCGTTGTTCCAAATATTTCTTGTAAATGAGTTGCCCTCTCTACTCCGCTCTCAATTTGCCCATATCTTTCTAATAACTCGACTAAAACCCCCATTACATCTGTATCCATTCTTTCTTTAAATTCGCCAAAGTTTTCTGTGGTATAACCTAATGCTTCGCCAACTTTATCTATATTCTTAACCATATCTAAGAAAACCCTGCCAAGTTCTGTTCCTGCCCTAGCAGCAGGTACGCCAGAAGCGACTAGAGCCCCTATAAGAGCTGTTGTATCAGCAAGAGATACATTAAGGGTGGCTGCTGGCCCTTGCACCCTTCTTAGACCCTCTACAACCTCTGCTAAGCCCCCAGGAACTGCCTTAGCAACAGATAGAAGCATAGAAGCAATATTATTGACTTCTTCCATGCTTTCGCCTGCTTCGCCAAATCCAATAGCAAGTTTTGCGAGGTCGTTAGCCAATTTTTCTATTGGAAGGTCTTTGAGAGCATCTCCACCTACCTTGCTTAGTTTTACTGCTGCCATAGCAAAGTTAGTAATTGCCTTTTCTCCAGTAGCTCCAGCTTGGGCAGCAGCATATCCAGCTTTTTGTAACTCTTCAACAGTTATCGGAACTTGTAGGGAAATATCTATAAAACTATCTGTAATCTTATTTGCTGATTCTCTTGTGATTTCTGCCGCTCTTTGAATAGCAAGCGTGCCTTTTTCCCACTCAGTAAAAGTCTTAACGGCTAATCCAGCTACCGCCATAATTGGCACAGTGAAACTCATTGTCATTGCCCTGCCAAATTGTTGAAGACCTGTTGACATTAACCATAAGGCACTAGAAGTAGATTTGAGAGAATCAGTAAGCTGTTTTTCTGCATCAACAGCCATAATCGTGTCTTTAGCCACCTGTTGTGCTTGTTCTGCATTATTCCTTAATGCCTTGCTATTTGCAGCTAAATATCTTTTAGTTGGTTCTATAACTTTAAGAACATTTTGTGCTGATCTACCAAGAGCACTATCAATTTGTGATATTGATTTAATACTAGAAACACCAAGTTGTTCTATTTCATATCTTGCGAGTTTGGCTCTTGTTTCGAAGTCTTTAATTACCTTAGAGGCATTCCCCATGCCTTTTACGAAGTGTTGAACGTTAGATTTTAGACCTATGCTGATATTTCCTACTGTGCCATCCATTATTCCTCCCTATATACAACTTCTCTTAATTGTGGTGGTAGTTGTGAAACACCACTATCTTTTACTTCTTTTCCTTCTTTGACAGGGAATGGAATGGGTAAATCTTTCCATTTTCTAGCTGATTTTTTATCAGCATGTAGCATAAACTGGAATTTTAATTCAGCATTTTTTTCGTCTGCTGTGAAGTTGGCTGCCATTTGAACCAAACCACAGAAGTTCTCCCAATAGAGTTCTTCTTCCATATACTTCTTGGTCCAACCATAACGGGAAGCAAGTGTATCTATACACCAAAGAAAGAAATCAACACCTGGCACTCTTACTTTTTGGCTTCTACTGCCGCCCCCAGCTCCCCCATAGGGGCGACGGAGTTTTTTAAGTTTTCCGTAACATTGTTTAGCTTTAAGCAGGTGCTAAAAGCTTTCGTAATTTCTTCTGGGTATGCCTCATCCTTGATTCCTTCTTCTGTGAAAGGTTCTTTTATATCTATGGTTGAACAACAGACAACAACAAACTTTACCATTTTTTCAGGCCAAGTTTCAAACATACTGACTACTAATTTGTCAAAGTCAACTGTTGCTTCACCTTTACCCGAAACTGGTGTTTTTGGAGCAACTGCCTTAATCATTTCCATATAAACCTTTAAGGCTTCATAGAATTTGCCAGCCTTAAGTTTATGGATGGTATAAGGTTTCCCTCCAAAAGTAATTTCTGCGGTATTTTCACCACCAGAAATATCCCCAGTCTTAATGGGTTCTTTTACTTCAGTCATAATACTTTTTTATTAAAGTGTTACGCTTTATTTTGCCTAACCTGAAACAGCTGTTTTCCGCTGCTATGGTCTGTATCTGCGTAAGCAGTAAAGGTAACACCAAAAGCAGTCGGATTCTCTCTCTCGAAGTTAGCGTCAATCCCACCTGATAGACATTTGAAAAACGTCCAGGTAGATAGGTAAGCGGTATCGTTATCGATTACCTCTAATTCCAACGGCAAGTAAGCAATTGTAGTAACTCCCCCAACACCAAGCCAGTAGGCAACTCCACCTTCATCTTCTGACGAAGCGAAGTTTCCTAAAACCAGCTTCATGTTTTCAGCCGTGGATTCTAACATCGAGAATTCAACAGTAGCCGTTTCACCAGTGACAGCAGCACTAACGGGTGGGGTTGATTGGTCGCAGAAGATATCAGACGTTTCAAGAGAGTATGTAACAGTGACTCCTCCTGTGGTACATCCGACATCGGTTCCTGCAGGGCTTACGTCAAACCAATCAGCACTAATTGCATCGGAAATGACAGTTCCCCCTACTCTAACCAAAGCACCAGCAACGTTAATGTTAGTAGCAGTGATATTAGCCATAGATAGAATCCTCCATTTAAATTAATTAATGAAAACTTAACACTCTACCTATTCGCTGACCTTGCTCCTGCTATTTCTAAATCCCAATCTTGCTTAGATACAAACAGGGCATTTGGGTCTCTCCTAACACAACCTTTTCCTTTTAAAGCTATTACTCCAGGATAATCTCTTTCATCTACTTTAACAGATATTGGCATGCTATACCTATCTTTTACGAATGAGTATTTTTTGCCTGTAATTTTTCCTGTTATAGTAGCTTTGTCGGCAGTACCGACATAGACTATCTGTCTATATTGTATCTTAATTCGTTTAGGTTTTCCAGTAATTTTTTTTGGTTTTTTATTTTTTACCTCTGTAAATGTTGTTTTTATAATCTCTGGTT